AAATCTTCCGGCCTGCGGCCGCTGACAACGTGGCTAATCCGGCAAAATAGAAGTAGCGCCTTGGTGATTCCAGTTCCTTCGTCTGCGACATCAAGGCGTCGAGCCATGTGTTCATGCCGCTAGCTTATACTCTATCAAATCCTTGAAGTTCTTTTCGCCGATTTCAAATTCGGCAGGGATGATGATTGAACCTCGCACGATAGAGCACCTAGCGAAATCAATAGGCATTTCCATTCCCTCCCGAATGATTCTAGCGTATCGTTCAACCTCGTTAACGGGAACCAATAGGCCCATCGAGTCATGCTTTTCCATCACGATGCGCGCCTCTGGTATTCTATCTTTCACAAAGAGCATCGCTCTCTTTAATGCATCACCAACGGTAGACTGAGGAATGAAAGCATATGCTTCCTTGAACAGTCTATCTCCCCACCTACCACCGAACTCTCGCTTCCTACCGAATGGATTGCATAGGATTCGTTGATGCTTGGCTAGACAATTCTGAACCTCGACATGGAACACCGAACGAATCCTTGGGTAGGCTTGATGAAAGTTCTCAAGTATCTTACCCGCTCTGTACTCTGAGATGCGAAGTTTGATGCCGTACTTCTTTGCATCCGTATTCATACTGACCATCGCACGATTCTTTCCCATGTCGTACGAACCGGCGTGGCGGCTCGTCTTACCTAAGAATCTCTCGGGCGACTTTTTACTCAACGGAAAGTCAGGGGCGAGGCCAAGAACTATCCTCGCTGTTTTCAAATGCTTATCAATCTTACCGTACTCTTCTAGTCCTTCGTAGTCTTCGCATAAAAGATCAACGACTCTTGCTTCTGCTTGACTGAAGTCACATTCTAAGTATACATAACCAGGGTCAGGCACGAACATAGACATAATGTCTTCGCCTAGTTCGCTGTGTTTCGTTAGTGTTTGGAAGGCGAGTCCGATTGGCTCAGGTCGGGAAGGTGGTTTAAGAGTCTTCGTTGAAGTTCTTCCAGTTTCGGTCCCAACGATTTGATAACTTGTTCGATATCTTCCATCGTAGTCAGGACAAGCGTCGATGTAAGTTCCAAGGGTTTTTCTAATGCCTCTTCCTCTAAGGATTGCGTCAATGATCGGAATACATTTAGGGAACTTCTCGCCATGATTAGCTTGGAGAGCAATAACAACTTCCTCTCCAGTACCATCTCGTTCTGGTAATCCGAGTTCACCATATAGCAACTGCCCTATCTGTTTGGGAGAAGCAACGTTAACCGCATGACCGCACAGAGCTTCTAACTCTGCATCATTGGTTACGAGCAAGGCCTTATACTTTTCACGCAAGGTTGCCCGTACATCTTGGTCGCACAAGATTCCTTCGTGTTCTATATCACTGTACAGCCGATGTAGCTTATGCACAAAATCGTAATAGAAATCACGAACACCGTACTTATCAAGTTCAACATCCAATACCTCGAAGAGTTCATAGTCAACCGCGCAGTCTTTCGCATTGTACAAGAAGAGTCTGTCGCTAGAATCTCTCTTCGGGTTGAACTCTTTACCTTCTAGTTTGTAGTACGGTTCTCTTGTGTAGATTGAAGTAAGGAATGCTTGACCTTTAGGTAGCTCGGGATACCTTGTATGTGCCATGTGCATTGTGTCTGCGTGAAATGATGGCACTCTGAATCCCATCTGAACTAGCTTTGCTTCGTCAAACTTCCAGTTCTGCCCGATGATTCGTTTGTTCCGTAAGAGTATGTCGGCACACTTCCAGAACTCGACAAGTTCTCTGTCCGCGTAATTACCAAATCGAGTTCCCCATAACTCATTGAAGAGAGGAATCGAGATAGCTTCATGGCGGCTAGGCGCAAAACCAACACAAACCGGGACCGACTTGTGAGTTTCAATATCGGCCGTGACACACAGCTTGTCTTTCCATCTATCAAGGTAACGGTAAAGTTGAGCGGAGTCTCGTATGACCACGAGGTTACGGTTCGGAATGGGGACAAGGCTTTGCTCCTCTACTAATCGCTTGACATCAAACTCAAGGATTGATTTATCAATGATTGAGTCTGTTCGGAGAACATATGCTGGATGATAAGAGGGAATGACTCTCTTGTTGAGGAGAGGTGCATTGAGAATAGAACCTCGCCATTGTAGGATTCCTGTATTTCCAGTGAGAGCTTGAAGTGCGACATTGCCGAGTGCAAGGATGATGGTTGGATTGATTGTTCGGAGTTCATTGATGAGGTAATCCTTGTATGCTTGGAGGTTGGGAACCTTACCGATATCGTATACCTTCTGACCATTCTTGATTACTTGGGGAGGTTCAATCTTACACACATTGGTTATCCAGCACTCTGACCTAGAAATGCCGGCGGTTTGCAATACACTATTCAAGAGATGACCAGACGGTCCGATGAACGGCTCGCCTTTCAATGCCTCTTGATATCCCGGTGCCTCACCAACAATCGCAATCTTAGCGTTAGGATTGCCGCAACCTGGGACATCTATCTTAAGCGGTGCGTTCACGGGATTCGTTTGAGTATTCAATTGGTCGAACAACGATAAGGCACGAGGAGATCCTATACTGTAATTGCCCTTCGCCTTCATACTTGATTCGCCCATTGAAGAATCTCATTTGAACTTTATCAGGGTAAGACCTTGCTATCTGCCACATCCGATTGAACCAATCGGTAGATACATCGCAAGGCAATAACAATACAACAGTTTCCGCAGTTGACCTGAGTGCTTTGTTTAAGTAGAGTTCGATTGAACCTTGACGATAAGGAGGGAGTGGGGCGATTAGTAATCTACCATTTGCCCAGGTATGTAAGAGTGCGGACTCTGAGTATAACTTTTGCGTGAATTGAAATTCTTTATCTAGCTCCGCTTCTAAATTACTAGGAAGCCTGAGCATTGGATACCTCCGGTACGAAAAAGGGAAGGAGAGTATTAGTCCCCTTCCCTAACCCCCTCACATTTCTAGTATCCCTCACTTGGATGTAGGGAACGCATGAGAGGGATTCTTTATTACTTACCGCGAGACTTGAGGAACTCAGAGAATGGAGTGGTTGATGCGGACTTCTGCCATTCGTCCTTGAGACGAAGCAACTCTACATCTTCTGCAGAATCTTCCGCATCATCGTCTTCTTCGTCAACTTCATCTTCATCCTCTTCGTCGTCCTCTTCCTCATCCTCTTCGTCATCTTCGGGTTCGTCTTCGTCCTCTTCCTCGTCTTCCGAATTGTCTTCATCTTCCTCAAGAATTTCTTCCTTCGTGAGTTCCAACTCGTCCGGAATCGTTTCCACCGGAAGATCGAGGATTGCCGCTACTGCTTGCTTCTGTTCTGAGTTGAGTGTGTGCTTCATAGTCTTGCTCCCTAATATGACGATAGGTGTCGTCGAGATTACTAGCTAACGCGGATAACCTTATAGATAAATCATCCGCTTCCTTTGATAGCTCACGTACGCGGGAGACGACATCAGCTATCACAACCTTTAAAGCAAACTCATCCATTACCGCACCATGTTATAGATGGTTAACGTAATGGCAATGACTTGGCAAATAACAATGACAATCATTGCCCGTACTTGCCATCTCATCTGATTGATGTTCATCTACCCGATGTACCCACGCTGGAGATTGATGAACTTCTCGATGGCAGGATTCTGCTCAATCAGTTCCATCATCTGATGGATACGGTCCATCTCGTTCTTCAATTGAACTGCTTGCCTTTGCAGTTCCGCTTTGATTGGTTCCCGTGTCGGAACCTTGTCCGCGTACTGGTCCCCTATATACCCTCTGGCCTCTGTACTGTTCAAGTAATCCATTGACTCTCCAGATTAAATACTTGAGTTGTTCTTCGGTGAACTCTGCCAACTCATCATAACCAATAGTGCGAGCGGTGGGACTCGAACCCACACGGATTGCTCCAGCGGCTTTTAAGGCCGCCGCGTTTGCCTTTTCGCCACGCTCGCGAAAGGGAAAAAACTCTGGTCAGGGTAAGCCGTTCGTACTCCCAACTAATCTTACCCACCGTTACCGGGATTTACCGACCAGAGCAAACGAAACTACCTAACCCTCAGGATTCCAATCCGCGGGGCGGTAATCAACGATGTTATTCGTGGGCTTGTTGTTGTACGTTCCGGGCTGAACGCAAACCTGAACGTTCTGACCGATAAACTCCGCGAAGTCAACGGAACCGCCGCCCTGCTGTGGTCCGTGACCCATTGCGGTGAGGAAAGGAAACGCGAGGCCCGGATAATCCTCGGGGAAGTTCGGCATGAAAACCATACCGTTGTACTTCGAGGACGGGTCTTCAACCTTCAGGGTCACAACGTAATTGATGATACCCTGTCGGCCTTCCTTCTTACTAGCCTTCTCCTCGTACTTCGTTACCTTGCAGAAGAGCCAGTTCGTTTCCTCAACAACCTGCGTCCTAGCTACGTCCTCTTGTGAGTATGTGAACGCCATGTTATTCTCCTATTCCTTCCACGTTTCGTTGTGTATAATCTTTCTTATACACGCACCGCTTACACCGTACTGTCTTGCGATTGATTCGTATGACCATCCCTTTTTACATTCGGCTCGTATCTCCTTTACTTTATCCCAAGTAAGAATGGCATAACTATTTAGCTCACCTTTACCTTGGAATCTGCCCTTGTTAACCGCGTCCTTTACGTTATCCTGTTGCGTTCCCAAGAATAGGTGCATAGGATTTAGACACGGAGGATTGTCACACTTATGGAGTACGTTTAATCCTTCGGGTATTGAACCAAACGTTAGCTCATACATAAGACGTGATGTTATGTAACTTTTGTGTAGCTCGGGAACTCTGATGTATCCATAGTTGCCTGATTTCTTTTTGCCAACATACTCAACACATCCACTCGGACGAATCTTACTTAGACTTATCAGCGATGTTAATAACTGATGCTGTAATTGGAGGTTCAAGTCTCATTACCCCCTTGAGTGATGGTTCAATCATGTCGAAGAAGTTTGCATTCGTGAAGTTGAGTTCTTGTGGAATGTTCAACGTCGTTCGTGCAAAGTCTTCGCCAGTAGACATAGTGTGAGCAATGAACGATGGGCGACCGGACTTAAGTCGTTGCTCGAAATGGAAAATCTCGTCGAAGTATCCGGGTAGTTTAGCTGCGACTTTCTTTCCCGCTGTCAACAACTGTCTAGTAACCACAGTCGTATTGTTCTCGATGTCTTGTCGGTCGGTCTTTACTACGTGCGCAACAAGGATCTTGTACTTAGCTTTAATCTGCCGCATCAAGAGAACAAGCTCAGTCAATGCAGTAGACTCGACGTTATAGTCTTCAATCGAATTGACAGTGACACCGGCTATCTTCTTACCTTTGCCAATCAACCCCTTCTCTTTGATTACGTGATGTAGCAAGAGGTCAGAGCAAGATGTCAACGTGTCAACGATTACTGTATCGTATGGGAACTTCGACATCTTAGACGCATCAATTAATTCGTCCCACTTCTTATCGAACTTTGGATAGTCTGAATAGTTGTAGGTATCGTACTTGATGTCTGTCTTTCCCTTTGGTACATGGTATGCTGCCACTGACCGAATTCTAGATTCCATGTCGAAGATGTAGCAATTCGGAAAGGATGCAGCGGCGATACTCTTCCCTGAACTTGGCTCACCTTTAAAGAGGAACATTACTTCGTCCTTCTTCAATCCGTCCATGATGTCCATGTTAGATTGTAATTCCTTTCGACAACTTGCCGCACCGTAAACACTTTACTTGGATGCTATCTAATCTTACAATCCGTACCGTTTCAGAATGTCGGCAACAGGACTGGCTACATCGGGTTGTGATTCGTTCTCCGAATTCGATACAGGCTTTGGTCCAGTAGTAGATAGCTTTAGTAAACGCTCTTGCTTCGCTATGCTGAAACTTGTTACTTTGGTTCGGCAATCCTTGCACTTTGGGAATTGTCTCTCTGTCGAATACGGGTCCATCACGAAGTCTGTTTTGCATTGCCAACATACACTTGCCTTTCCTAAGATAAACTCTGGTGTGAGGTAGTGATTGCAGTTGGGACGCATACATCGGTAAATAATCCGGTTAGAGGGTGGTTGCTTGATTCTTCTATATTGGTGAGTGTGTTTGCTAGCCATGATTTAATCCCTCGCCTCAAGTGGATTCCAAGGCGGGACTACCTTGTACTCGTTAGCCTTGAGATATTTCCGATGGCTCGGGTCAGCATTGCACAGTCGTAGGTAACGGCAACCGCCGTACATTGTGCAAGCCTCATAGTTACGCCTGAAGTTATTAGCCTGCATGTCATCGAGGTGGGAGAGGACAGCTCTAATAGCATTCTGTTTCCACTCCTCAATCATTGCGGGCGTACGTGCTACGAGTATACGCTCAAACGAACCGAGCTTATTCTTAACTCCTACCCTGTTTACGATTAGGTTAGCTGAGTTCGTTGCCCACATGTAACCGCTGAATTGATTAGACAACACCGCTGGTTTGTAATGAGAACCGTATGTCTTATGGTCAACGGGCATGATTGCTTGACTCCCCTCATGCGCGCGAACTAACAGGTCAGTGATTCCCGTGTACAAAACCTGAATGTCTTCGTCTTGATACAGTGTCTTGCTAAAGGTTTGCTCGACTAAGGGATTGTTGTTCGTATCTTTGACTACAATCCATGATTCTGTTTCATACTTCCGAATGTATTGTGACACCGCATCAATCATCATTCGGATCTTTGCTCCGTTAAGAGCGGGCTTGCTCATCGCGGAAGTTTCTACACGCGCGAGTGCCTTAGCTTGTGCGATGTTTGTTGGTAGATTCTTATGCTTGTAATACTCAGCCAATCCCTCGTGCATTACGAGCCCGATATCTAAGGAGTCATTCTCGTAATCGATTGGCTCGATGTTCTCTAAGTGATTGTATGCGGCCTGTTGGCCGCATGTTTGTATTTTAGATAGGACTTGTGAGTCTAACGAAATAACTAGACGTGAGGTTGATACGTGTGGTACGGGGACATCAAGTGACAGAGATTCCGGTGATGTGTTCGAAGGTTCGCTTGTAGTTGTCATATCTTTTATCCCATTCTATTAAGCCACGCCAACCACCAGATGCGAGGTTGATTAAGGCAAGCGAGTCTTCAATACTCAAGCCTACCTTGTACCACGTATCATCAATACGATTAGGTTTGTCTTTACTGTGTATGTGCATGTAAAGAATATCAACCGCGTCGTACTGATTACTACCTCGCTCAAACTTGAATGACCAAACTTGGTCGCTCCTGTACCTAAGAACAACCCTATACTTTGCCGAGAGTTCCTTGATTAGGTAACACGATTCTTCAAACGTCATCGCCTAACCATTCCGTGTTTGTTTGTTATCTTGTCAAGCGTTCTCATCCAAGAGGTATTGTATTTCTTGGGCACTCGTTCCTTATTTATTCTATCTTCCATATTGTCCTGTGCTGTACCCACCCATAAATGGTGTGGACTATAACATCCAGGATTGTCACATGAATGACAGACTTGCCATCCTTTAGGGATGGGACCGTGAATTACTTCGAAGACTATGCGATAGAGTAAGGCTTGTTTACCTTTCCAGCCTACCTTTACTCGGTTGCCTTCTTTATTCGTTGGCTTAATCCAACAGTTATTATCCTCGATAAACGTTAATGCGAGCCTTGAATATAGCTCCTCACATTCGATTAGCTCGGGGAAACTAATCATGTCATCGAGTAATAAGGGCCGGGCCATGTCTAATTATAGCACAGTCCGGCACCCTTGTCAACGGGTAGAATTTACCGTCCTCTTTCGAGGACACACGGTGCCGACGATTAATTATCCGACCTTTGACTTGAACTTCACGACTTTCTTTTCTTTCGGAATGTAACTCTCGGTCTTGATGCCGAACGTGTATGCCAGTGCATTAGCAATGACGAAGGAGCGAGATACATTGTATCGTGCGCATTCCTTTTCGATTGCACGTTCTATTGCATCGATAACCGCAGTGTGGTACGGCGTGCGAATGTAACCTTTGATTCGACGCTGAGTGAGCATTGAAGTTTTACCTATTTCCTTCCGCTACCATGAGCGTACTTATAATCGGTTAGCTCGTTATATATCCAACCGATGAGGTTAATCACACCGCCTACAGTATAGCCCATTGCTAAGCCAACGAACGGTGAGATTATGAAGACCGCAATGAAAGTCTTCATGCCTTGCCAAAGTTCCTTGCTATGCCTTCGTACATTACCTTCTCCGTACCGTACATTACCTTGATGCGTTCGTTCGGAAACCTCCGCGCGGTACGTGTGCAGTATTGAATCATTATCTCAGGACGATACGTGCGGAAGCTAAGTAACCAACCGCGTCCATCTTCTACGTCTGTCCAAAGATAATACTCTAGCTCATCTAGATTGAGTGACTTGGTTAGTTGGTCTTTCTCCTCTTGATTCATCCTTACTTCTCCTTTTCTTTGAGTTGTTCGGTTAGTTCAAACAACTTGAAGCTCAAGATTACCCGCTTGTTATGTTCGCGGATTGCTTGCGCGTGAAAGATACTCGGTGCTGAGACAGTGCTAATCAATACACGTTTGTGATGCGGGACGGGATGATTCATACCAAGGATTGCCGCGATGTAGCTAGCGTAGTTAGTTGACATCGTAGTCTACCAATCCTTTGAAGTCTTTCGTTTCACCGTGGAACCTAGTGATTACCCCGTTCATTGAATCGAACGAGCGAATCGTGATGATAGCGTACGGTCGATAGAGTTTCCAGAACCGCAGGAAACCTAGCACTCTTTCTTTCTCACCACCGTACAGTAACGCTGAACCATCGAATGAATCATGAATGTACACGGTGAATCGATGTGGTACTTTTGTCTTTGTTTCGTTTAGTACGTCCACTTCTTTCCTCCCTTTGAGTAGATAATCTCGGCGAGTTCTTTCATCAAACCGCCCTCGTCCCACGATGCATTCTCATCTCGATTGATTAGCTTGTTGAACAGTGCTCTCTTCTTTTCTACTAGCTCAGTCAACCACTCATCAATCGTACCTACTGAGATGAAGTATGTCACGTTCACGTGCTCTGCTGTCGAGCCAAACCGAGTGAACCTTGTCTCAGCTTGCTCTTCATTCGCTGGATTCCATTGACGTTCCAGCATGATAGCATCGGAACAGAACTGAAGATTCAATCCTTCGCCCGAGGCGAGTGTGCTTGCGATTAGAATGCGCGACCGCGGGTCATCTTTGAATTGATTGATAACCTTTTGCCTTTGGTCTGCATCGAGTGAACTCTTGAGCGCCTCGCATGGATTCCATCCGCCTTCCGCGCACCAACTATCGAGCACTTCCTTTAGTGATTCCAATGTCTCCTTGTGATGTCCAAAGATAACAATCTTTCGTTCGGTTGACAGAAGGAAGTCCGTAACAAACTCAGTTACAGGTTGAAGCTTAGCGAATCCGGTAATGCGGCGCATTCGAGCAAAGAATCCGAGCAAACTAGTGTATCCTTCAGGATTTAGCTTGCCTTCGTTCTTGTCCATGAACTCTTCGAATTCTTTTTGAACTTCCGCATAGCTCTTGCGAATGTCTTTGTTCTCAATCTCTGAGTTGAAGAACATTCGATTGATACGCGGTAGTTCAGGTGCTACTTCCTCTCGTGTTCGTCGTATCATAATGCCATCGATGGCGTCGTAGAATGCGGGCCATGCCTTGATGATGTGATAGTTCCCTTGTGCATCCTGATACGAATCGAAGTATCGTCGCATCATATAGTGCTTGGTCGGGAACTTGGTTGGTGCGATTAGGTTAAGGATAGGGAAGAACTCATCGGCTTTGTTTTTGATTGGCGTGCCGCTTACTCCTATCACATTCTGAATCCCGACTCGCTGAACGAGCAGTCTGATAGCGTTCGTTCGCTTGGCATCTTCATTCTTGATGTATTGACACTCATCAAGGATGACAGTCTTGACAAACTTGAAAGTCTCGTAAGGTTCTTTCATCCGTGCCATCGTATCATATGAGATGATAGTGACAGGGAAGGGGAATACCTTTTGCTTTGAACTCTCAATCACTTGAGGTAGATGACCGGACCAATTGTACAATTCCGTTTCGAGCTGTCGTTTCAATCCAGACTTGACAAAGATTAACACTGGCAACTTTTCGTCATGCATCTTAAGCGCGCAGAGGTATTGGATTGTCTTACCTAATCCCATCTCATCGCCAATGATGCATCGAAAGTCTGTGTCCTCGATAAATCGAATGCCTTCTTTCTGGAATGGGAACGGTTGCTTTCCATTCTCGGCAACGATATCGTATGCTGAGTGATTGACCTTGGATACCATAGCATGACCGCATTCCAAGGTTACAATGAAAGAGTCAGGGCCGAGTGGCTTTCTTGACTTTTCTATTGCGGGTAGATTGCAATACTTACATGCTTGTGTGATGCGTGCCATGTTGTAGGTTATACCTCAGGTTGAGCGCGTTGTCAAGTGTGGTAAATTAACCACACTATCGAAGGTTAGGAGTCTTAGGATACGGTAAGTGTTTGGTACTATACCGTATCGAATGACCACTAAACTTTAGTGTTCCTTGAGGAGCTGAACGAGGTGTTCGATTGAAGTGCAGGATGCAATCGCGTTCATGTACGACAAAACTTGGTCTGTTGTTACGTACCCTTGTACGGTATCGCCATCCTTGAATGGAACCATATTGCCATCGGGTGAAAAGATAGCAATCTCTGCGGTATCTGCGCCGGGTACTGAACTACCGACATGAGCCGAGTACGGTAGGTCATAGTTTCCGCCGTAGTTTCCTGCTCCCCATTGGACGGAGATACGGAAACCGTTGTCGAATTGCATGTGGAAACCTTTGTTTCCAGTAATGTTGAACACTACTCAATCCTCCAAGCTAATCTGACGCGCATGTTGTTGTTGAGGAATGCATACGGACCATCCGAATGCACGCCGTTTCTGATTGCGAACACGTGACCACGAACAAGCACGACGCAATTGTCCTGTAGTCTTGAGTCGTTTGCTCTCTTGACATCTTTAATCTTTGTCTCGGGGTGACAAAGGTTGAGATGTCTCATCGCAGGAAACCAATCGGACAAACGACAGCCCGAATTTTTCCTTCGACCGCACACTGCGAGAGCGATTGCACACAGGTCGTAATCTAAACCCGACGCGATATGCAATGCTCTAACCGTACAATCTCGGTTAGCTGTCGGCGGCCGCCCTTGTACTTGGTAATCTTTCCTGTCTGGACGTTTCTTTCCGCGCATGACTACTTTGAATCCGCCTTGAGTGAATCCATGAAAGCGCGCATCTCGGGATTGGTGCGCATTTCTTTCTTGAAATTGTTCTGTACCTTATCAGCAAAGGTAGGTTTCTTTGCCTTTACCAAGTTAGGCATTGTTCCACGGTTTCGCAGAGTTGATTCCGCCGCAGGAACACGTTCGATAAGGTGTTCGAGTTCGTCCGAGTTCTTTTCGGATAGACGACGATGTAGTTCTTCGCTCGCCTTGACGTAGCGTAGTGCTAAGTCTCTCGTCGCTTGCTGATACTTTGAGATTCTAGTTGACAAGTCTTCGATAGACATGCCGTGAATCGCTCTCAACTCTTCCGTTTGAATCTCACGGATTTTATCAGCAGAGAAGATGTGGTCTGACATTAGCTAAACCTTTCCATGCGTAGCTTGTGTTTCTCCTCATGCGTACGTGTGAAGAGATGTGAAGGACGAAAGCACCTGCGATTGTCGCATGTAAAGTATACGAGCAATCCTTTTGGTGCGCCGCTTATCAAACGGCTCAGCCTATACGTCTTTCCCTTTATGTTTACTTGAGGATACGTATAGCCTAATTCCCAACAGCCGTCTGGAGTTTCATACGCACGTTGCCAGATATCTAGTTGTTGTAGATTATCTGGTACGTGTTCCGAAACTATTTGGTCTTTGCTAATTGACATGGTAGCTATCCTTGGAATAACGTGGCATGAACCTTGCATGGTAACTACCCGTGTGGGAGGCTACCTTGTCACAGTGGTACCTCAGTGGTACTACACTGTGACCCCAGTTATATCACAAGGATGCCACCATGTCAAGAGGTGCTAAGTGCTTGCGAACTCGGCACTTAGGAGGATACCTCCCCCTCTTTCTCTCATGTCAACCTAGCACTTACTGAGGAGTCTCAAAAAGTGGACAGTGTCCTGTTTAGGGGTCACTTAAAGGTTGGCATAAAAAAACAAAAAAAAAATAGAAAAGAAGAAGCAAGAGAGATACCAACTCTCCTACTGTCCCCTTTTGAGGACATCCAATTTCTTGGATTCCCAAGCCATCATCCCACCCTATGCTCTAGGGGAGTGGGGGAGGTGTAGACGAAAATGCTTGTAAGCTGTTGACTGACAAGCACTTACGTCTAGACCCCTCTAGTGGAGGAGTTGTGACCTTACTGTGTGGTACCTGAGGTGGTGTTGTGGAGTAGCAGTAGAATGATACGGCACTTTGGCGCATGGTGCCAGATGAAAGGAAAAGAGCCTATTCCTCGGGAGAAGAATAGGCTCTTGCCTTTACTGAACGAATGTTGCTTTACTTTGCGAGTGAAAGCAACATGTCGAGGTAAGCGGGATTGGCCTTGACCTTCGCCAACACGTTTGCCTCGTCGAGATTGAGTTCCTTAGCAATCCGACGCACAACACGTGCAACCATCTTTTCCGGACCCTCAATGCTCGTGACGATGAAAGACTTCGCGCGGAGGCGAACATCGTCATTGTACGCGCCGATTGCGAACTTTGCCAATTCGGCAGGCGAACCACCGAACAATGCCAGCGCGGCATCAATCGGATTCTCTGCGTTCTCGGCCAGCTTGTAAACGATAGCGTTCACTTCGCCGGACTTCTCGGATTCCCGGTCGGATGCTACCACGGCAACAACTTCCGAGGTGAGCGAATCCGAAACGACCGGAACCTGTTCGAACGTTCCGAGAATCTGGTGGTCGGTAAACTTTGCAGCAATACGTGGCATAACTAACTCCAAACTAGCAGGTTGAGAGAGGCGGGCGGTAGGAGGCAGGATTGTCTCCCCCGACCCGCAGCTACAGTATACCACTACCGGCGGCCGGCGTCAAGGAAAATCTTCAGCATGTACTCTCGATTGCTCGCGGTGACGCGCTCGATTGCTCGTTTGAGAAGAAACCTCTTCCAGCTCTTTCGCAGTATTCTGTTTACTTCACGCCGTTCTCTCTCCACTTCTTTTGCCTGCCAAATTAACAGGCGTTCACAATGGCGAGAGAACTTGTATCGTTCTCTGCTATCCACTAACATTCCTCCTATGTTGATTAACGGTAATCTTCATAGCCTGTCATTTCAGGCGAC